ATGAGCGAAGTAAGCAGAGAGGTCTGCGAGGAATATCTGGATGCCCTGGTGACTGTGGAGTTGGCCGCAAAGCTGGCGCAGAAAGACGGGCGCAAGGTTAACGGTGCTATCCGCGCGACGGTGAACGCCTTACTGCCGCGGCTGAGCGACCGGAAAGTGCACGGCATATTCACCGGACTGGCGCGCCAGCCATTCCCGGACGGTGCACTCAAGATGCTGCGCCGACAACTCGATTCAATGGTGGGAGAGCCAGCATGACGACGGTAACAAACATCGCATTAGCTCAGCAGCGCCAGAAGGATAAGGAGATGCTTGAGGCTATCGAGTGGCAGCTCAACAACGTTCACGAGACGGAGAAGCGTTTGATGGAAATGCGTCGGGAGCTGGTAAACCGGCTTGGCATTAACAAACCAGAGGGAGGTGATGCAGCATGAACCTGGAAAACGCACTGAAGTATCACTTCGCCAAATCAACCATGATAAACGACTCCCCGCGAGCCACAGCATCAGACGCATTGACCGGCACTGATATCATGGCAGCTCAGGGAATGGTGCAGAATCGCGCGCAGATGGGCTTTGCGGCCTTTATGGGGAAAATGGGCGTCAGCAGCAATGACCGTGAGAAAGCTATTGAACTGCTGACCCTGTATGCAATTGAGCGCTGCGATAAGGTTGCCGCCTTGCGTAAGCTCGAAAGTGATATTAAGCCAAAGGTAATGCAAGCGCTCGCAACTTACGCCTTTGAAGATTACTCACGCAACGCCGGGAGTACCCGGCAGTGTGAATGCTGCAATGGCGCTGGCTTCATTCATGCGGAAGTAGTGACCATGAAGCACATTGGCCGGCCTAACCTTGCGGCCAGAAGGGAGCAGGTTAAAGTGCTGTGCCAGAAGTGCAAAGGGAAAGGGGTGGTCTCGACCGCGTGCTCTGACTGCAAAGGTCGTGGCAAGGCGATCAACCAGGAGGAAACAGAAAAGCAGGGCGTTCCTGTGGTTTCTGACTGCAGGCGCTGCGGCGGCGTTGGCTATCCTCGCTTGCCATCTACCGAGGCATTTGCGGCGGTATGCCAGATTACTGACGCCATCTCCCTCGATACGTGGAAGAAGTCAGTTAAGCCATTCTACGACGGCCTTATCATCAAGTTTGAGGTGGAAGAATCGTGGGCTGACGCACAGTTACGAGAAGTCACCAGGTAAAAACCGAAAATAGTGCATTAATTTATCGTGCACTATTTACTTTTCCCGAACCTGCGGATATGATTTCTAACAGTGGAAGTTGCGCACGTTGTTAAGCGCTAAAAACATTAAGCCCTGAGTTAATCGCTCGGGGCTTTTTTTTGCAGAGCTACAAAAGAAAATCCCCGCCGAAGCGGGGAACGTATTTCTACCAGGTGACTGTCCATTTTAACTGTACAGTATTGCCGGTTAATCCCCACCTAAGTGGGGAACATTACACGCTACTTTTCTGCGCTTAACTTATCAAGCCATGGCTTGAGGCCAATGCAGAACGCGCGGAATTCGTCATCTTTTATCGTTTCAGTACGATTAATGTGAGCACCGTAATCCGCTGAATTACCGGTAGCGATTTTAGTCGCTCCTTTGGCTCGCAACCACTTGTCTGCGTGAGTGGATGATATTTCCATCCCGCCTTCGCGCACTATCTCTACCAGGTCATGGCGCGTTAGCTTAAGCGCTGATGCTATCAGTTTCAGGTTAACAGTTAGCTGTCCGTTATCCATAACGCCTCCATTCGATGGATTGGATAATGCCCTGGAAATAGTTCGATTTGTAGTGCGTAGATCAACTTTTCACCTAAATAAATTCCTATTCAATGGCTCGCTTCGGCGGGCCTTTTTCGTATTAGGCCACAGGCAATCAATCACAGATGAACCCTCGCATCCGATGCCTCGCTGGCCTTTCCTAACTACACCACAGCACTTCCTGTCGGAGGTGTGAGATGTCACATATGAGCAAATTAGCTTCTGGCGCAGCTTATGGCGCATCTGCCGGGACGGTGGCTAATGGGTTGCTAACCCGGCTAAGTCCTGACGAGTGGAGCGCAGTAGGCGTTATCGCCGGTATTGTCGTGGCGCTACTGACGTTCGGTATCAACTGGTATTACAAACGCAAAACCACGCTGGCGCAGATTCAGGCGTACGAGCGATGGCCTTCCGCAGCCGGGCAGTTATCAAAGGAGGACTAAAGATGGCTATCCCGTCCTCACTGAGAAACAAACTGATTGCCGCAGCGGGTGCAGGCTCGATGGTCATCGCCACGATATTCATCGGTGGCAAGGATGGCGTAGAGGGCCGGAAGTATCAGGCCTACAAAGATGTCGCAGGCGTCTGGACTGTCTGCGACGGTCACACTGGCAACGACATCATTCGCGGGAAGACCTACACAGACAAAGAATGTGACCGTCTTTTGTGGAAAGACCTGCAACCGGCCAAGGCGACCGTAGACAAGCTGGTTAAGGTTCCTCTGAGCGAATACCAGCGCGCCTCGCTCTACAGCTTCGTGTTCAACGTAGGCAGTGATGCCTTCGCTAAGTCGACGCTTCTTCGCAAGCTGAACAAAGGCGACCAGGAAGGGGCGTGTGAAGAAATGCGCCGCTGGGTCTATGCAGGCGGTATGAAGTGGAAGGGATTGCAGAACCGGCGGGAGATGGAGCGCTCTATGTGCCTGGCGGAAAGTGAAAATGACCTTTAAATGGAAGCTCATCCTCTTCGCAGCAATGAGCCTGCTGCTGGCAATCGCTATTGTCATCGCCAGTCATTACCGGTCAGCGCTCAAAGAATCGCAGGCATCTTTAACCAAAGTTAATCGTGAATTAAATCTGGCTAAAGACACCATCAGCGACATGCAGACTCGCCAGCGCGATGTGGCCGCGCTCGACGCAAAATACACACAGGAGCTTGCAGATGCTCAGGCGACTATCGATCAGCTGCATGATGACGTTGCTTCTGGCAAGCGTCGGTTGCAGCTCCACGCGACCTGTACGAAGCAATCCGCCTCCGGCACCGCCAGCCTGGATGATGCAGCCAGCCCCGGACTTACTGACTCCGCTGAACGGGATTATTTCACCCTCAGGGAGCGGATCGAGACCGTGACCAGGCAGTTGAGCGGATTGCAGGCGTATGTTCGGGAGCAGTGTTTGAGATAAAAAAAAGCCCCATGGCTGGGGCGACGACAGGATAGATATTTTCTCTTTTTATAATTATTAACGCAGCGTTGACTTGTTTTCCCTGATGCTTTTTCTCGCAAGACATTCCTGTCTGTATGGTCTTCATCCCTGCGACTCACAGACCTTGTTTGTAGGAGCCACTCCACCAACAAGATGGAAATAATCCTGGCCGATATATTCAGCTTAACAAGCGGCAGGCATCTTTTATAGGAATAGTCCGGGGATAATTGTACGGTGAGCGACCTGATGTACAGATAGGCAAGCCGTTATATAGAAGCGTTCTCAAAACATAGTGAACCACTAAACATCACAAGGCGCATTTGCGAGTGCGCCTGATGATGGCACTCGAAAAATATAACGGGCAGGAAATCATGGCCGACATCTACCGCATCACAGTCAAAACCAAAACAGGCGAGACGCATGAAGGCCTGATGAAGCGATCTCAGCCAGAGATTATTAACGGCTTCATCGGCGTAGCCAGAGAGGACGGATCATGGGTATACCTGGCACCTGATAACGTGCAGGAGATGGAATACGTGCCCGAGCCTGAAGTTGAAGAACAAACATCTTAAGGAATGACTATGGCGACCGAATCAAAAACTGGCCGCCCTTCTGATTATCTACCAGAGGTGGCTGCTGACATCTGCTCACTGCTTGCCGATGGTGAAAGCCTGCGCAAGGTGTGTGAGCGTCCAGGCATGCCGAATAAGTCGACTGTCTTCCGCTGGCTTGCTCAGCATGAAGAGTTTCGCGACCAATACGCGAAAGCCACGGAGACGCGCGCCGACGCTATTTTCGAAGAGATGTTCGATATCGCTGACACAGTAGCTGAAGAGGCTGCCGCAGTAGGTAAGGCACGACTTCGAATTGATACCCGCAAATGGGCGCTGGCCCGAATGAACCCTAAGAAGTATGGCGACAAGGTCAGTCAGGAGATCGACCATAAATCATCTGACGGCACTATGGCTACAAAGCCAACGACGATTCGCTTGGTAGGAGTTGACCCAGACAATGGAAAGCCAAGTTGACCTCCAGATACCAGCAAAGTTAGTCCCGGTATTCGCTACCGAAGGTGTTCGCTATCGTGGTGCTCACGGCGGCCGTGGTTCAGCAAAGACGCGCACCTTCGCATTGATGACTGCTGTCAGGGCCTATCAGGCGGCAGAGGCCAATATCAGTGGCGTAATACTTTGCGCTCGTGAGTATATGAACTCTCTGGAAGAATCCTCCATGGAGGAGGTCAAGCAAGCTATCCGCTCGGTGCCGTGGCTTGATGATTACTTCGACATCGGCGAGAAATACATCCGGACAAAGAACCGCAGAGTAAGCTACGTATTCTGTGGTCTACGCCATAACCTCGACAGCATCAAATCAAAAGCGCGAATTCTTGTAGCTTGGGTTGATGAGGCCGAGTCGGTGACCCGACTCCTACATGGACAGTAGCAGCTAACGAGTTTGCCGCGACGATTCAGTGTCCGTTCACCATTCTCTTTGGTCAGCAGACCGGGCGTCTTGCTTCGGATGAGGACAAGACGGACTGGGCCAAGCGCTGCAACGGTCGCCGATGGGGTTTCATGTCCGACTTCATCTCCCGCGTCATTGAGCGTTTCTGGCAGATTGGCGTCATCGACCCGCCGAAGTCTGGCGAGGTAACGCTCGCATGGTCTGACCTACTCGCGCCGAGTGAGAAAGAGAAGATTGCAAATATGCAGGCGATGGCAGCCGTTGCCAAAGACACTCAGGCTGCGTTCGGCACTCCGGCGATAACGGAGAATGAAATCCGTGCTGTCGGTGAGCTTGAGCCAATCAGTGAACCAGAAGAGCCTGCCGGAGCCGCAACGACAGACCCGCTGACAGGTGAACCAATTGAACAACCGACAACGACCGGGCAGCCCGATAATTCCGCGCAATAAAGCCGACCCAACGCAGTCCTACCGAACGGTTAACCGAATGTTCCGGGATATCGAGAATCGCTATTACCAGATAAAGAAGGCACTGAAGCAGTTGCTCGATGGGTATCTGGTCGGCAGGGAGCGGAGTGGCAATTCGCTGTACGGGTACATTCTGGCGAGAGAAGGCAGTAAGCCAGACACACTCTACCAGGTGAATGCGGGCACCTTCATCTATGACATGTCGCCACAGCAACTGTCTGACCTTTTACTGCGCATAGAAACGATTCTGGACGACTATCTCCTGGAGGGTGGGAATAACAACCTTTGGGCGCTTCAGTACGTTTCTGATGAGTATCAGCGCGGCACGTTGCAGGCGTTCACCAATCTGTCAGCACAATCGGCTATCTATGAGCAGTCAACGACGCTTCAGCAGTTGCTAAGCAGCCCGGCGTATCAAAACCAGGTTGCAGCGGCCTATATCTCCACTTACAGCGAATGGCGGGGAATAACTGATGCTGCCCGTGCTGACCTGTCGAACATCGTCGCTGATGCGATAGGCCGTGGCGTTAACCCACGAGAGACGGCAAGCCTGATTAGCAAGCGCCTGGATGTATCTATGAGTCGGGCCAAAACGATAGCTCAGACGGAGCAGGTTGGCGCTTTACGGCAGGCTCAGTGGTCAGAAGCAGAATGGTCGAAAGAAAGGCTGGGGCTTAACGCTGCGCTGCTGTGGATATCAGCCCTGAAGTCGACGACACGCCCTTGGCACGCTGCTCGACACGGGAAGACCTTCACA